CCGCCGATCCGCGCCACCCGATCGTCCGGCCGCCCGCCGCGGGCGCCGCAGGTCGCGCCCACCCCCATGGAGCCGGTCGGCCGCGCTGAACCCGGCATGGCGTTCGAGCAATGAGCACCGCCGCAGAGTTCCGCCTCGCGCCCAGCGAGGAAGCGTCGCCGACCTGGCAGCGCCTGAAGCGATACCTCGAGGCGCGCCTGCAGCGCGTGCGCGAGCAGAACGACAGCCTGCTGCCGGCGGACCAGACCGCCCTGCTGCGGGGAGAGATCAAGGCCTTGAAGGGCGTGCTCGCCCTCGGCCGAGAGTTGCCGCCGGCGGAAGATCCCGCCGACGTCATGTGAAGCGGCCCACGGTAACGCGCGCCGCAGAAGGAGAGAGAAATGGCTGGAGAGACGGAACAGCAGGTAGCTGAACAGACCGAGGAGCAGGCCGCGGAATCCTTCGCGGCGGGCTTCGAAGACGTTGCGCCGCAGGTTCGCCCTGCGACGGAGCAGACGGCTGGGCAGGAAGGCCAGGAAGGGAACGAGCCGGGTGCCACCGAGCAGCCGGCCGACGAGATCGTGCAAGTGAAGAAGGCGGACTGGGATCGTGTGCTGGCGGCTGCAGAGAAGGCCGAAACCATCGACGGTCAGATGTCCAAGGTCTTCGGCACGATCGGCAACGTGAAGAACGAGATGATGACCAGGCTGCAGGGGCTCGCCCCCGCCGGCGCTGCGATCACCATCTCGGACGACGACTTTGCCGAGCTCGCCGCCGACTTCCCCGAACTGGCAGGGCACACCAAGACTGCGATCGAGCGCATCATCGCGAAGGGAGGACTGCGCGGCACCGGCGATCCGGCGCCCGCCCAGGTCGACCAAGCGCAGCTGCGCAAGGAACGCATGGACGAGGAGCTTGCCGAGCTCAACTTCATCCGCCCGGACTGGAAGGAGGTCGTCGGCTTCAATGCCGATGGTTCCGCCGACCCCAACTCCGAGTACCGGAAGTGGCTCGCCGAGCAGCCCGAGACCTACCGCAACACCGTGTCGAACACGCTGTCCGCGCGCATCACCGAGCGCTCGATCAGCAAGTTCCTCGAGGTCAAGGCGGGGAAGACCGCCAAGCCCCCGACGATCAGCCAGAACCCGCGCGACGATGCTCGACGTGAGCGCATCGCTGCCGCGGTCCAGCCCACCGGTACGGGCAAGCGCCCGGCGCCGGCCCGAGCCACCCCCGAGGACGAGTTCCGAGCGGGGTTCGCGTCGGGTTGAACCCAACCAGCTGACCATCGTCGAGAGACGTCGGCAGCCCATAGAAGGACGAGCAAATGGCTATCCAGACCTTCGGCCTCGCAACTGGCCGTATCAACAAGTACAAGGGGCAGATCCTCAAGCACGCTGTCCCGCGTGAGTGCCTTCAGCGGACGGGCCGTCAGGTCCCGATGCCGAAGAACAACTCGGCGACCTACGTCGCGCGTCGCTGGCTGCCCTACGGTGCGGCGTCGACCAACGCCAACACCATCAACCGCTTCTTCCAGGACGCGAACGGTGACCGCGGCAACGCGCTGCTGCAGGCCCACCAGATCCAGGAAGGCGTCACGCCCTCCCCGGACAACATCACGCCGCAGGACACGACGGTGGTCGTGCAGCAGTACGGCTGCCTGTACGGCTTCACCGACAAGACCTACGACCTCTACGAGGACGACATCCCGCAGCAGATGATCATGCAGGTCGGCGAGCGCGTGGCGCTGGTCAACGAGATGATCCTGTACGGCGCGCTGCGCGGCTGCACGAACGTGTACTACGGCGGTACGGGCACCAGCATCGCGACCACCAACGGCGGTCTGACGCTGACGCTCATCCGTCGCATCGTGCGCAACCTGCAGGCCAACCACGCCATGCCGGTGAACAAGATGCTCAAGGCCGGCGCCGACTTCGGCACCGATGCCGTGCCGGAAGGCTACACGGTGTACTGCCACACCGACCTCGAGCCGGACATCCGCGACCTGCCGAACTTCACGCCGACCGAGAAGTACGCCTCGGGCAAGCCGATGGAGTACGAGGTCGGCAAGGTGGAGCGCTTCCGCTTCATCACCAGCCCGGACCTGCCGTCGATCCAGAACGGCGGCGCGTCGGTCGGCTCGACCGGCCTGTACTCGACCACCGGCACCTCGATCGACGTCTACCCGTTCATCGTGGCGGGCCAGGACGCCTGGTCGCAGATCGCCGTGCGCGGCCTGTCGTCGCTCGACCCGACGTACATCGCGCCGGGCGAGAAGTCGAAGTCCGATCCGCTCGGCCAGCGCGGCTACGCCGGCACCACCTGGTGGAAGGCCGTGATGATCGAGAACAACGGCTGGATGGCGCTCGGCTACGTCGGCGCGGCCAACCTGACCTAACGGTGACAGCATGAAGATCATCGACAACCTCATCCGCATGACGAGCGGTCTCGCCGAACAGGTGACCGCTACGATCATGGAACAGGTGGTGGGACCGGTCTTCGACCGGTACTCCTCCTGTGCCCTCAACTCGGCCGGTCTTGTCATCAAGATCGGCGGCTCGACGCTCGCCAAGACCGGCGCCACGGCGACCTACTTCGTCGTGGACGGTGCCCTCGTGACGATCGCCTCGGCGACCGACATGCCGGCGCTGACGGGCATCAGCATCTCGGCCAACAAGTACAACGTCGTCTGTTTCTTCGTGGACAAGGCCGGCACCACCACTGCGGTGGCCGGCAGCGAAGGCACGGCGATCGCGAACGTCGTTTGGCCCGTGTTCCCTGCCAAGAAGGCGCTGATCGGCGCCCTCTTGATCACCAATGGCGCGTCGGTGTTCACGGGCGGTACGACCGCCCTCGACACCGCGACCACCGTCTACCTCTCCCCCACCAGCGCGTTCGATCCGTCGGCGCGCCTCGGCTTCTAGGAGGAAGTCAGTCATGGATATTCAGCAGTTCTCTCCGATCACCGCTTGCCTTACCAAGGTCACCTTGGCGGCGGGCACCACGTCGACGCTGTCGACGACCGGCACGACGACCTACCTGATCCGGTCGAAGTTCTACACGAAGGCGGCCCTGACCAACCAGGCGACGCCGACGACCGACGCCCTCACGGGCGCCGCGTTCGTGGCCGTGCCGGCCAACTACGGCTCGATCTACGCTGTCGGCTTCAACGCCGCCGGCACCCTGTCGTGCGTGCAGGGCACGGTCGAGGCGCTCGACGTCAACGGTGCCTTCGTCCAGGCGCCGAACTTCGGCGGCCTGCCGCTCGACTTCGCGATGATCGGCTACGTCGTCATCAAGGCGGGCTCGACCGCCTCGAGCGCGCCGGGCTGGGTGTTCGGCACGAGCAACATGAGCTCGGTGACCGGCATCACCTACACGTTCGTCGACGCGACCGGCCTGCCGGATCGCCCGCAGATCAGCTGACCACGACGGGGCGGGGGCTTCGGCTCCCGCCTCGCACTACCTGCCAGCGCCGGATGGCGTCGGCACATGCCCACAGAAGGAGACCGCCATGGCCCGCCAGCCGCTACTGAACACCGCCAACATCAAGACCGAACAGCTTTCCCCGATCACCAGCGCCGAGGACCGCGTCGGCCAGGTCGTCGCCGGAGACGAGACCATCCTCGAGGACCGCGACTACCAGGACAAGCTCGCCATGGGCGAGGACCCGGTCGAGATCGAGATCCAGCCCGCCAGCGAAGAGAACGCCCCGACGTCGTACCCCGCCTGGGTCAACGGCCGCGGCGCCGAGGTGCTGCTGAACAACCAGTGGCTGCCGATCACCTACCTGCCGGTCGGCGTGCCGATCACGGTGAAGCGCAAGTACGTCGAGGTGCTGGCGCGCGCCAAGACCGACAACGTGAAGACGGTCCACGACGAGGCCAACGTCGCCATGCCGCGCAACGAGGTGCGACGCACGACCTCGGCCGTCGCCAACTTCAACGTGCTGTCCGACCCGAACCCGCGCGGCCCGGCGTGGCTCGCCGAGCTCCGTCGCCGCAACAGCTGAGGCGATCGTGAATTACCTCTCCCTCTGCCAGGCAGTCGTTCGCGAGGGGGCCATG